ACAGGTTGCCATCTTGATTCTTAAACATTTCTATTTCTCTTACGTTACCTTCTTTTGCTAAGATTCCAATTACTTTTCTTGATGATTTTTCTATGCTACCACTTCCATAGCCAGCATATAAATCTAGTATTCCTTCTTTAGCATAAGCTCTGTTTGTTTGAGAAACTAATATAATTATGATATTCTTTGTCACCGCTAATGATGCTAACCTTTGCATTATGAGCTTTATTTTAGCTTGTTCATTAGGTACATATTCTTCGACATCTATTGTTTCTATATAGTCTATTACTACTAGCTCTGTAGTAGTTTGAGCTATAGCTTGTTCTATCATATTTAGTGTAGCTGGTTTAACTACTACTTGTATATGATCTAAGAATCTTTTATTTTCTTTGTATATTTTTCCTGCTGTAATATCAGTTATTTCTTCTTTCTTTAATCCGGAAGCAATTTGTAAGTGTCTTCTATGAGTTACCCAACTTGCTAACTCTGAATGAAAGTATATAGATGGTATTTGGTAGTTTTCATTAGGTACTCCAGATTGAAAATCTACTCCCATCATTATGTTTTGTACAAATGTTGATTTATTACCTCCAGGAAGACCAAAGATAGTTACCAGTTCACCGGGATATATCTTACAATCAAGACCTTCTGGTAAGCCTAACATCTTATCTAAATGAATTACTTTGTTGTCATAGTCGGTTATTAGTCTATCTTCTAAGTGTTTTTGCATGTCATCTGCTGTTATAAGGTCTAATGTTAAGTCTTTTCTCTTATAGTGAGTACAGTGTGTACTGCAATAAGAAGACAATAATTTATCTTGACAACCAAATTGATAACCTTTGTTATATACATATTCTATCTTTTCATATAAGATTCTTTCGTCTAAAGAGTTGTTATTCCATTCTCTTAAAGCAGCTTTACAAGCTGAACTTGGTATTCCACTTCTTCTAAAATGGGATGCAAGCCTTATTATGCATTGATTACGAGAACCTTGTACTGGTCCTTGTTCCCAGATTTTATATATACAAGAAGCTATTTTGCTAGGTTCAATAACTGAATTCATTTCTCTTATTTTAGGCACTTCTTTTATAACTTGTGCTGCTAACTCTCCATCACCAAACTTGTCTTTTATCCAATCTACAAAGTTATTAAACCTGGTTTGTATAGTTTCTATGTTTGATGATAGTTCATGAATCTCTGTATAAGGCAGATTATTGAGCTCTTCTACTGTTAGTGGTATCTTATGTCTATTAGACTTCATATTAAGCGAAAATGGAGCTCTTATGATAGATGAACGGCTATATATACTAGTATCTATATCAGGTAGTATTCTTGATAATGTTCGTTTAATTAAATAAGGGTATTCTTCTTGCGGTTGTATGTTGAAGCAGTCTGCATGAATATCTATATGATAGCCCGTACCAGAGAACCATACAATTATATTGTCTTCACACAAACCTTCTTCAAATAATTGCTGTAATGTTGCTCTAGCTATTTCCAGTACTCTTTGATCTGAGTTATCTCCTTTGTCTATATCCACAGGCACCCAATATGCATTTCTTTCACAGAATATATTAGCCATAGATTTCTTATCTATTATTTTTTCGATATGTGTTTCTGGATATAAGAATACAGATTTATAAATTGCATTGTCTTTGCCATTTTTTACTATAAAGTCAAATAGCTCTTCAGAAGGGATCAAACGACCCCTTCTGCGAGTACTGTTTAGAACTATTTCATAGTACCAGTTCACTATAGTCTGCCTATCTTTCCTGGTACAGAGTAAGAATTGTTTGTTTTAGGTGTATCTTCTTCTTCTGGTATGTATGGTATAATACCTCCACGTTGTCTTTTCTGTCCTTTTTCTAAAAGCCTTTTAACTGTATTCATAAGTCGTTCTTTTTGATCAAGTCTTACAGGTGGGAATAGAACTCTGCTATATGCTTTACCGTCTTTTTCGTTCCATTCTTTGTAGAAGTATGCATAGCAATCTCTGTTTCCTTCTGTTACCATAAAGGTCTTGATAGTTTCTTCTATTTCAGGGAATGGTACTTTTACTCCTTCTGGAGTTTCAAATTCACCTCTAATGTTGAATCCACCTGAATAACCAATAAGGTCTAGGAAGTTATTTACTTTGTCAATTAACCAGTTTGCTTTTATTGTTCCATCTGTTCCTTTTTCAAAGTCACCTACAATCCACACTTTTTCTGTAAATTGACTGTCTTCTGGTAGAAATTCTACTACCCAATATACATCTTTAAATTTTTCCAATTCTATTGTAAAGTTTTCAATGAATGCTTTCTTGATTGCATTTGTTTGGAATCCTTTACCAGAATAGTTTTTTTCGCTTTCTAAACGTGCCATAATTTTTACCTCTTTCTTTTTTAATTATATATTCCTGCTTTTTTTAGCAGAGTTGTAAGATTGTTTTCAATACAGTAGTTTATAACTACTTGTCTTATCTTTTCTACGCCTTTAGGGAAAACTAATGTTTTAGTTGTTATTTTTACTGAATCACTAACATTGTACTTAGTTACTAGTACTCTAAACCATTTCATGTCGATATATTTTTGATAAGGTTGGTTTTCTTTGTCAAGTATATGTTTCTTTCTTAAAATATCAAACAAGGTATTTCTGCCTATGTTTGCTATGCCTATAGCTTTTGCTGTAGCAGCTATACTAATAGCATTATCACATGAAGCAAGTTCGTCATAGAATTCTACTTTTGGTTGATCTATTTCAATTTTAGTTTTAAGGAGTTCTATTTTCTTCTGCTTCTCTTTGATTACGGAGTCTGATAGTAAAACTGCACGAGCCAGTATTTCTTCTGTAGATAAATTCTCTTGATCGAGTAGATAACCTCCATGCTTGCGAATTGATGGTATGACTACTGATGTTATCCACTTTTTGAATGCTTTTGCTTCGGGCTTTTTACTGCCGATGATTGCATTGTAGAGTCCTGATTCGCTAATTATTATCATTTCTCTGTTTTGACCTGATCCCCCGAAATGGGAGGTCAGCTTTTCGTCATCATCTAACCTTCTTGTCATTTTCTCCGTTTCTGAATATTCTAAAATATCCGCCACATCCTTAGCTACAAACCAAGGTTCTCCATTAATTATTACGATCCGGATTTCTCCGAATTCTTCGTTTTTGAATATTTCAATATTATTCATTTCTCCTCCAATTGGATTTCTCTAAATTTTTCTTTCTTGAAAATTTTTATATTATTTATTTTAGTCTCCTTTGTAGCTTGTTATTTTATTTATGAACTCTTTGTAGTCAAATTTAATTTCTTGATGTGCAAGTGGTTTTAATCTGCTACCCATTAATACTTCATCGTAACCAGCAAATGACATTACAGCCTCTGTAGTTCCTTCTTTGATATATATGTAAGCTATAAGCTCACACATACCCATTATTTTTTTTGCTAAGCCTTTAGGCATGTCTGGACCCAGTTGGATCTTGTTTTTTAACATAACTGCTGTTTTAGCATGAGATATGAGTATGAGGTTGATTCCAGCTTTCTTTAGCATATTCTTTAACATACTGATTACGTTTGCTGTTTTGTTTCTTGATAGAGCCCAATCTTTACCAAACTCAGCTTCTCCCATTGCATTAGTACCTAGCTCTTCACATACTTCTGCATCTACCCAATCTACCATTTCATCTATAGTATCTATTACAATAGTGTCGTATGGTAGTCTGTTTGATGATATTTCGTCTTGTAAATAGTTAATTATTTCTGCTATGGAATATACAGGCATAGGTTGTCCTTTGTTTGGTCCTGAAGTGAATACATATCCTCTTTCTTCTGGAGGTATTATTTCATAAGCAGGCATACCTCTTTTATCTAGCATGTGCTTTTGATCCTTCATTACAGGTCTTTCTGGTACATTAAATGAAGTGCAAACAATTCTATTTATTCCATCAATGAAGTCTCCACCTTGATCGGTATCAATTAGCAACACTCCTTCTGTTCCTTTGTCTGACCAGTTACATGCAGTAGTTGTTTTTCCTGTTTTAGGAGTACCAAAAAATAACATAGTCATTCCATTTGGTACTACATTCCAATCTACTTGATTCTTTATGATTTTCATTTTTTTCTCCTTATATCTAATTTAGTATATGTGTTTGTTTTTCTGTATTGTTGATACAGCTCAGGATGCTCTTCTTTGAATGTTTTACTATCAAAGGAGACAGATGATTGTTCTTTGTATGTTATTCTGTATCGTTCTGTTTCTGCTTTACCAAAGCCTTTAAGACTGTATCTGATCTTATTTTTGGCAAGGTCTATTTCTTCTTTGATATTCTTTTCATGTTCCTTTAGTTCTTCCAATCTATCAAACAATCTATCTATAGAAGGATCTAGAGTTTCTATACTTCTTGTTTTTGCTTGTTGATCAAGAGTTTCTTTAGTGCATTCTTTAGCATCTACATCTGGTTCTATTCTTTGTTTGATATTATAGTTCATGAAGTTTGTTACTGTTTCGCTTAGCATAGCAATATATTCTATAACATCTTCATATTCTATTGTATGTTCTATTACTTCTGTGAAGCCTATAGCAGCAAATAGAATTACTTTTGTTACTCCTGTAAGCCACATATAGTGAATACATTGCCAGAAGTATTCATCCGGTATATTGTTGTCATCCCATTTACTAGAAGCCATTTCACTAGTAGTTTTTATTTCTAATACTATTAGTTCTCCAGTTTCTTTGTTTTTTAATATTCTGTCACAAGCAGCTATTAACCCTGGTAGTTTGTTGTTGATGATTAGTTTATTAGTAAATCCTTCTACTACTTCATATTCAGGATGTAGTTTTAGGAACTCATCTACTACGTAAGGTTCTAAATTAATACCAGCTTGTGCATATTTACTAAATTCTTGTTCGTTTCTACCTTCTATAAGTTCTTTATAGACCTTATATGGAGAATTATACTTAGTTTCTTTTGTCATCAAACCAGCTACATGACTTCCTCCAAGT